TTACCATCTGTCATAGAAATGGTGGCAACGTTTGAACCTGACGCAAGGTGGAGTTTGCTAGTCTCCCTCACTACGAAAGATGCGTCCTGTCCGATGCCGAGTCCGCTGGTTAGCCCTGGGTTCTTGACTGGGAAGATGAGGGACTTCTGGTCCGCATCTTGAGGACCCGTGATTCCGTTGACTGCTGAGATCTTGTAGAAGTCGCCAGTCGAACCAGTATGACCGCCCAAGGTAACCGAGGCTGAGGATACTAGGTATCCTGCCTTGTTGAATGCCGTGGCACCAGATAGGTTGATGTCGAACAAGGATGCCTTGATCCCGTCCGTATCTCTGGTGATGCTTCTAACTCTGGCGGTGCCAAATGGTTGACCAGTTGGGTGATTGGGACCGAACCCGCTGTCATCCTGATAGATGTTATAGGTCTGGAAGGTATCCAGAGAGTCGGTGGCAGAGAAGTTGGAAATATTCCCAATTCCGAACCCAGAGTTCGCCTTGTCGATTAGGACGTAGTTGCCTACTGGGGTGTTCAGGAATTCGCTCTTATCTGGTACTACTGCGGTGTCTCTTGTCTTGTCGACTTCTAGGAAGAAGGTGCTCTGAGTGTCGACCTCGAATCCACCTACGTACGACTTGTTTGGTTCGATTCCCACTGCGAACTTGGTGGTGTCGGCGGGGGTGAACACATCACCATGATCAGTGATTCTGATCTTGGGAGAGTTGACCGTGTAGTTACCACTCTCGTCGAAGGTACGGCGGGCGAGAGTTTCTTCGATCTCTGCATATTCGGTGTATTTGACCGTCTTGGTGGATACCCCTCCGACCATCCTAAGCAGTTCGAAGTAGCTGCTGGTGTCGAAGGTGAGGCCAGAAGAGTCACCGAGTTGTCCGCTGAAGGGGATGTGGTCTAGAGTAAGTTCGACCTTGTACCGATCGGCACCAGGCGCGTTGTAGTTGTAGAAGCCGCTGGAAGGATCCTTCAGGGTGGGGTCCACTTCGCTGTCGATGGTGGACTTGGAGATCCTGAACCCGACCGATGCGGTGGGGTTAGCAAAATCTCTGTACCTGAAGTCTCCTGCTGCGTTGGTAACACCGCTGATGCTGAATGGGGAGTTGTTCTGGGGTGAGTTGTAGACGAAGAATCCGTCGACGTAGAAGACGCCCTGATCTACACTCACGAATGCTGCATTTGGGATGATTGCATCTGCACAACCGCCAGCAGAGGCGATAGAGAATGTGATCCCAGAAGTATCTGTAGTGCTGATAACGTCATCGGGTGCAAACACACCGTTAGAGGTGTACTGGTATACGAGGATCTGGTTGGCATCCACTGGAAGAGTGGAACCGCTGATGCTCTTCAGGATCTTCGCATTTACGATTCCGTTAGAAACGCTCTTCCCTACGATGGTTGACATGTTGGCAGAAGACAGGGAGCTAGTGGTATCAACTCTCATGGCTGCTACGTTAGATTCAGCGATACCACCACCAGCAACGACGGCACCGTTCTCGAAGATGTGGGTGCCGATGCTTTCAATCTGGTTCTGTAGAATAGTCTGGATCTGGGTCAATTCCCTCGCCTGAACAGCAGTACCAGGCTTGAATAAAGCCCGATAGTAACCCTTAGACGCATCGAAGTCGTCGTAATAGGGGTCTTTGTTCGTGGTATCAGGATCGTGTGATAGTGCCATTTAATCTCCGATCAGATATCAAGAGTAATCTTGAATTCTTCTTCTTGTTCGATGCTTCTTTCAATAGAGGCTGCATTCTTTATGTATAAGACGTCTCCAGAGTTGTAAACGAACTCTGGGATATGAATTTCGTTGACCTTTGCCACCTTTGAAAGGTTGATGGTCTGCTCTCCGAATGTGAACCCATAGTCAGGTGCACCGCTATTTTGCCTAACTACGTTGGTGACGTAGATGTCTGCAGTTACCGAGTCTGGGTGGGGTACGAATTCCACGACTGCTGCCGAAGAACCAGATGCCCCAACCAATGCATGATCTAGAGTGATGGACGTTGGTTCCCAAGTCTCACCGCTGTTGGCACCAGTAGTCTCAATCACCATTCTGGTGGTAAGGCGATAGGTGTCGTTGGTTAGAACTGGTACGGTGTCCTCAGAGTATTTATAGTAACCGTAACCCTTTCCAGAAGAGGTCCATACCGTTCCTGCTTCTCCTGTAGCAGAGGTGCCGACCACAAGTTCCCCAGCAGCAAAAGCACTCTTGTTGTCTCTGAGGGTGATGATCGCTCTTCTGGTGTCAGTGCTTCTAGCGAATCTATGTACTTCACCCGCACTCTTGCTGGTGTACCCCACGACAAAGTCGCCTGGAAGGAGGTCCGAAGATCCGAACACATCACCAGTGGGTGCGTCGATAATGATGTCGGTGAAAGAACCAGAGTCGATGCCCGCTACTTCACCTGCTCTATCACCAGTGGCATAGATTGGGTTGCGGATAATGCCGTACTGATGGTAGTCGTTGCGGAGTGGGAGATCTCCATCTCTGTTGTTACCAGTGATGCCGCTGCTGTCCTTCTCAATCCTGACTAGCATCATCAGCTTGGTTGCCAGAAGTTCTGCCTCTGGGTCCGACCCATGACCGTTGGGTGATGACAGGTGGACATCTAGAGTGGCACCATCTCCTGGGTTGACGGTGGTCACCTCGGCAGATGCATGGGTGTAATCTCTGCCAATATTAAGCAGATTGATGTCAGAGATGTATCCAAATCCTTCTACTCCTCCATTCATGACGGCGGCTGCCTGTCCACCAGTACCGTCTCCAGAAATGACTACCTTGGGCACGATCTCATATTTGCTGGTTGTGGTGTTGGGCACCGTGGAGAAGTTTCCATCCAAAATTACCCTTCTGGTGTCTCCTTCGTAGTCGGAGATACCTAATCTCTCTCCTGCACCATCTCCAGCCACAACGTGTAACTCATATCCGTTGTAAAAGTTATCTGCTGTCGATGCGTTAGCGTTGGCGAGTTTTACATAGGCGGTGGTACCAGTATTGGCAACTTCTGAAAAAGTGGTGGCATTCGCGGTGGTATTCCTGAGGGGGACCTGTGCTGGATATGTGCCGCCAACCCCATCTAACTCAATCGAGGAAATGGATCCTTTCACGGCATTATATTGCACCGAATACTGGGGGAACCTGTCATCCCTGTACCTTAGGGGATCATCTTCATCAACGTCCAAGGTCCTGATCGGAATCAGATTTGGGGATCTAAATCTATTCAAAGATTCAGGGATGCTGAACATGAACTTCCACTCATATCCGTCTGAAGTCTTGATGACTTCCGTGCCACTTCCAACTGGTTGAACCGTAGAGGCAGCCCCACCGTTGTTCTTTAGACACTTGTACACCTGATCGCTGTCGTTGGTCGTGTAGAATCTGGTGTCAGATGCCATATCTTTGTCGCTAGTGTACATGTCGTAGATGGTTCCACTTTGCCAATCATTGGAAGGCGCAACCAGACATGCTTCTGTAGAAGAGATCTTCTTAGCAGTGATCATTCTTCTATAGACATCATTTAAAGATTCTGTGCTGTCGACATACTCTGGAGTAACACCACCCCAGTCTTCTGTTCTAGCGATGAAGAAGAATAGAGAGTTCTCCGTACCAGGCGTAAGATCCCTGATGACGTTCTTCAGAAGGTAAGTTTTGAGCGATGTTTTAAATGACATTACCGTTCCTTATTATGCTAGCGATAGACCTTCGATCTCTATTTCAAAAAGAGCGTTTCTGATAGTGGTGGCACCCATTTCCAGAGTGTCGGAAGACGTAGAGTGGGAGTTCTCCACACTATTTATGCTCGCGGTTTGACCTCCGCTGGGGCCTTCCAGCAGTCCAGATGTACCACCAAAAACAGACTCCCCGCTGTTCCTAAACAGACCAGATAAGACCTTGACGAACGCGTAGGTGCTACCAGCGATGTGAGAGGTGCTGACGTACATACCAGTCGCCTCTTGCAAGTTAGGGGTCTTCTGTCTAACGATTTGATCGGTGCCGAATGGGGGACTTCGATCAATTTTAATTTTAGCTACTTGATATGTTTTGGTTTGAGGTAATGCTCTGAGATCCCTGGCATTCCAGTGAGGATAGATTTCCCAATAGTCCCCACCAGTGGTTCCTGTTGACACACCATCAAAGTCGTCCGCGGCCCCTTCAATCGCGAATTGAGCACCCTGTACTCGGTTGCCAGATCCACCTGGACCATAAGACTCTGCAGTTCCCGTACTTTCCACGGAATGGGTAAACCCACCTAGAGGACCCGAGTTTCCTAGAAAGAAAGTTGGGGAGGGGGGAGATACGTCATCGGATGCATTGTAATATGTGTTACCTGCTGCTAACTTCCAGTCGTAACCGCCTGGGTATAGGTCTAACCCGCCAGACCCGCCTACCCCGTTCGCTCTGAGGTTCCTATCATCGGAGAAGGTATATGGTGTATAGTGACCAATGATGGGGGATTCTGCCTTGTTATAACTCCTATCTGCTGTCCCAGAAACCACTAAGTCTTCTGACAGCAGGAAGTTACCGAACATCCTGAACCCAGCGGGGTGCACCATCTTCTTGAAGATTTGCTTATATTCGCTGATATTCCTAGTGGATTTGATTACATAAGAGAAACTCTGATAGTAATCATTATCCTGCATCTTATGTGCACCAGACAAGATGCCGTCTTCTCCGTCCCAGAATCCTTCTCTATTCTGTGATCCAGCACCACCGACGAGGACGATTTCTGCACCAGTTCCAGAACCAGAGGTGGTTACCGATGCGGTTAGTGCGTCCCTGCCCTTGTAGTAGATCCCGTAGTCCAGAATATCCAGACCTCGGATGTCTCCTCGCTTTCCTACAGACGACACATAAATTCTGGCACCCACTCCAGTGGTGCTTCCGCTTACAACTACTTCGTCTCCTACCTTATATCCAATACCAGCAGCAGAAATGCCCGCAGACTTGAGGATGGGGAACAAGTACTCTCCTGCAGTTGCACCACCAGTGACCGCGTATACTACTTCTCTTTCTGGATCGAAACTGCCAAATACTCCGCTGATCTCTGCTTCTAAGAACTCATACCCATATTCTAACTTCTTCTCTGCCTTCTCAACGTAACCATATGCTGAGATCGCCCCATGGGTTAGACCCCTCTGATGGACTCTTCGGCCTGGCAGGTCGAGGATAGAGGCTTCTGCCATGTTGGCAGTGGTCCTGATGAAGGTGGGTTCAACCCACTTACCAGAAGACAGAGTGAGGATGTCCTCGGCTGGATAGTATAGATCAGGTTCCTCACCGAAGAGCAGCCTAAAGAATGTCTTGTAACTCTTCTCCGTACCCTTGGCACGGTAGAAATCGACCATCCGCTTGACCATCTTCCTCTTGTCGGTCTGGGTGCTTGCAAGTGTAGAGGGTAGACCGTCGGCAAACTCGCTCAGAAACCTAACGAGGAGGGTATCGAGGGTATTGTCAACGTCTCTGTAATCCAATAACCTATTGGAAACGTATTTCGGATTTCCCTCTTCTTCCATCCACTCGTAATACTGCTGGAGGAATGTCAGAAAGGTGGTGTGCTCGATCGCCACAAACTGTGGTACCCTCTCAGCCACCAGATTGGATACCCCCTGGTCGAGATCCAAGGACACACCAGCCAGGTCGATGAATGGATTCTCAAGCTGCGGGTATAGTAGGGGTAATAGCATTTAGTCAATATCCTGTGGTTGAGACTTCCGAGGTGATGGCGATGGCTGAAGAGTCATCTGGATCAACGACGAGGATCGAGTTCCTGCTGCTATCAATGTCTCTGTTAGATGGCTTCGCCCGTACCCTGACTTCCGCGTAGTCTACACCCCTCTGGATGTTCAGACCGCTCACACTGACGGTTCCCTTCACGTAATCCACTGTACCTACGTCAGAGTCTAACAGCACAGAATCTCCGTCGATGAATTCCATCATCCTCATCGTACCGTTACCATCGTCTTCCACAAACACGGTCTTCAGTGTGTCTTGAACACTGATTTCGAATTTGGTGCTCTTTACCTCTCCTGCCATGTGACCCTGGTGTGGATGGTAGATGGCATTACCGAAGTCCATCTTGAAGCTCTGGTTGACGTTGTCGTCTGGGGTGTACCGCTTCTCCATGGTAATATACGTTTCGTTGCCCAAGATAGAGGAATCAGAGTCATCGATCATCTTGACAAACTTGGAGTATCTTAGTCCCTTAGTGAACTTCTCCAGATTCTCGCTAATCCAAGATTCAACGTTGTTCTTGACCAAGGTCTTGAGAGCGGCATCGCTCAACGACACTGTATCTACATTGTATGAGATATCGCTAGCTACCCTGATGTAGATATAGTCTGGGTCGATGATCTTGGTCCTAATGCCGACTACATTTTTGCTCTCTAGTAGACTCTTGGCGATGGACTCTTTTCTCGCCTCTGGGATGATGAGTCCAGACTGAGGCTTGAAAGAGATAATGACCGAACCGAACTCTGGTGGGTCTGCATCCTCGCCTCCCCAGATAGACACACTCTCGATGTCTGGGTAGTCCGACACCAAGATGCTCTGGTAATCTCTTACCGTAACCGCTCTGTTCTGTGCTTGGTATCCAAGGGGTGCTCTGAATCTAATAGATGCTGAATCTTCTCTTGCACTGCCTCCGCTAGATTCTGAACTGACCACGACCGTATTGCCGCTTCCATAACTGAAAGATCTGGAAGATGCAGTGTCGTTCCTACCGATGCCGTTTGCTGCTTCTCCGTCGCTGATCAGATAGGACAAGATGACTAGGTTGCCATCCTCAAGAGCCTTCCCGATTACTCCGTCTCCGAAGTAGATCTCGAATTGCCCTTCCTTTGACTCCTGCAAGAAATATGCGTTGCTGGTAGCGGTAAGGTCATTGAAATTAGACCCTAGAGTCCATGAATTGGTGTAACCCGTATCATCCGAGGTGCTTGTTTGCACTCTAACCGACAAGGTGCTGGTATCCACATCTTCGTCTGGGATCAGCATCTTCTTGTCTGGATCTCTACTGTCATATAGGAACGAGGTAGATCTGATCTTGCCCTGCTGCAGAGTAACGTCGCTGAAGTGATATCCATTAGCAGCGGTAAGATCGATCTGTACTGGATCTTTTACCACGAACGAATAGGCGATTCCGTCTTTGGTGGTAGAGAGAACTTCTCCTCTGGGGAGGTAGTAGTCGCCACCATAACCAACGGTAGAACCGAGGGTAATATTGACGATAGCCTCCGCACCTCTAACACTGGATGGGGTATAACCTAGGTGTTTGGCGATTGATACCAAGTTGTCCCTGTCGACAGCACTGTCTAGGAACATCTCGTTGGCAATCATGTTATTATAGAATGCCTCGTAATGCGTATTATATGCCAACACGTCCAGCAGGATGTTGATGCCCGCACCTTCGAAGTTGTAATCGGCAAAGGCAGTCTGCCCCTGAAGGTACCCCTTCAGGTTGCTCTTGATGGTATCGAAGTCTAGTTCGTTAATCGTTAGGTTGGTTTTGCCAGTTGCCATTTATCCTCACCTAAGCCTTTCTAGGGTAGCGTTTACCACCACTGGATCAGACACGTTTTGTACTCTGAAATAGATGGTGACATCGAAAGCGTTTTTTTCGTAATTAGCGAGCACTTGGACCTCTAGAATCTCGGCTCTGGGTTCGAACTGATTAATCGCAGAAATGATGTTCTGTCTCATGTGTAGTGCGGTTACTGGAGACAACGGTTCGAACAACATTTGTCTAATGCCGCACTCGATATCTGGGTTGAATGGTTTCTCATACCTTGCCAGCATCACCAGATGACGCACAGATCTTCTTACAGCCTCCACCCCAGTCTTCACAGTGACATCACCAGTGACTGGGTGGGGAATGAAATCTAGGTCAAGATCTCTCCATCTGCTGTTATCTGGCATTATTAACCCCTGCCTCCGTCTAGTAGCTGTCCGCTAACATATTTAGCATACATCTTTATATGAAGAGAATGAAGTTCATCATCGATGACGTCCGCTGAATCCCAATCACACCATTCAACACACAATGCACCGATCGTAAGCAGTTGTCTCGCATCTTTCAGAGGAACGATGGAATAAAGGAGTGTGTGGTTAGCCTCCAAGTGCCTCTTGAGATGGCAGTCTGGTAAATCAGAGGTCAACCTAGCCGACCCATCACAATCCTCTTCGGTCAAAATATCCAATAATTCAACAAAGGTACTTGCCTGCAAGTTCTGTCGCGACGACACTGTCTCTGAACAACCGACTGCACATGATTCGTGGGTTAGAGAGAATCTCTTGATCGAAGTACCATCTAAAAAATTACCTCCATTATGAAACTGCAGCACCCAACTTCTAGATCCGTGCGATTTTACCCTCAACTCAGTTAGGAACTCATGGATCCTGGAGTGGACCTTTCTGTAGCCGATGTCACAAGGCCACACACTCAACTTCTGTCTCTTCTTCCAGAATGTGAGGAGTGTTGGTAGTGCAATCATCATACCACCAAAAACAACGACCCCCACCATTCCAACTTCGATCCATGAACCAAATATATCCACGTCCCAGAATTGGTTATCTACATTTTCAGACATCTCGAAAACTCCCCCTTCGGTATTTGAAATCGACTGTTCTATTTATACGTCGTCTACGGCGTCAAGTGCAGCCTTCAGTGTTGGTGTCTCTAGGCCGTCTAGCAACGTACCACCGAATGCAGTATCCTTGTTCATGCTTAGGACCATGTTTCCTCTACTGTACTTCTCAAGGAAGGTGACAGAATTGGACAGTGCCGCGTTGTCCCTCCCCCTGATGTCCGCACCAGCAACAGTGAACGCACCGATCTGTCCGTCCACAATGCTAATGTCACCTGTGCCTAGATTTAATTCTTCAGTAGGAGAGATAATAAACCCACCAAGTTTGGTTCCGTCTCCGCCGAAATACTCTTTGATATCCGACAGGTAAGTCTTGCCAGCACCTAAGATAGATGAGAAATGGATAGAATAATTGTCTTCCACTGGATCATCATCTGATCTCATCGCGTCCTTAGCACCATTAAATGCTGACGCAATCCCTTGAAGGGCGTTGAATCCATATAACTGACCGTCTGGAACGTCATAGAACGTTCCACCAGACGCACCGCTAACCCTAGCAGTATGCTTCTTGAATGTGGTTTCTACCTCGGTGATGAGACTCGTGATGGAGGCAATGACTCCATCAAGTTGACCTAATAGATCACCCGCCGCACCGTTTAGGGTGATCAAATACGATTTGGCATTAGACGCGGCTGCTCCTGCCTGAGAGATCGCTCCCTCTACAGGATTGTTGAATAGGCTTTCCCCATCCAATGCAAGTTGAATAACAGCCTTTTCCTCGTCTGTGTACTGAGGATCTGGAATCTCCACACCAGCAGTGGTCCCGTCTGGATTGGTGATGATGGTAGAAAATGTAGTGTGTGGGTAACTGGGCATGATTTATCCTATTAGTACGTTTCCAGATCCAGTAGAGATATGACCGCAGGTAGAAGGATCTCCCTGCCTTACGACTGGTACACCCCCAGCAAGGACGGATCTAGGACTGCCGATCAACATTGATGCCGCTAGGTGTTGATTCTCCCCGTGACTGGTGATTGCATCGCCCAAGACTGAAATAGGCATACTATTCACCAGAACAGTAGATTCTCCTGGGCCGATAATCAGACCTCCAGCGGAATCCAATAATGTTCTAGTAGCTCCTTGTGCCATGTTGCTCCTTAGAAAACGTTGACCACGGTGGGTGCTGAAGTGGCAGCCTGAAGTTTGAAGTACATCAGTGCGTTCTCGGTGATGGTGTCACCAGAAGCACCATCTTGTAAGAATTCCTGTGCATAACCGAAATCAGATGGTGTAGCAATAGTGAAATCTTTGTTGGCGACATCAACAAACGGATCACTGGTCAACTGGGTATCGTTATGGCTACCCAAATATCTTCCGTTGCTAGTGTTGGCATAAAAGAAATTATTGTACATCTTGATAGATTGACGCTCACTGGCATGAGTAGTGGTATCTAGTGAGTTTTGAGGCCAAAAATAGAAGTCAGGATAGGTGCTAGTGCCTTCGATTACTTTCTGGCAGGAGGAGATAATATTGTTGCTCATCATGCTTCCTCCGAACCTGGTATCGTTTACACCAAGCATGAAAGCATTTCTAGCATTGTGGATAATATTGCCGTGGGCTACAAGACCAAACCTTTCATATGAAGCATCCACAAAATAGATACCATCTCCATCGGAGTTACCAGCACCATCTATATCTAAATTTAGATTGATGATGCAGTTGAACACGTTGGTAGAACCCAACCCAGTAGCAGGGTTAACAATTCCGCTAGCACCGTTTGAACCTTGCATATAACAGTTAGTGATGTTTACATTTTGATCGTTGGCATCAACATTGACACAGCAATCAGTAGAGGTAGTGGTAGAGTAGTTATTAATAAGTTCACATCTATCAGCAACAGTACCAGTCTGTGCTCTGATGCAAGAACCAGCAGCGTTTTTTTCTAGTCTACAATTTGAAAATATACACGACTCACCCAGCATGATCGCATCGCCACCATAGGTAGAATTAATAAAACTAAGGTTATGGATTCTGGCGAAGTCCAAATACCTCCAAGTTGAACCACCCAGATCTATTTCTGCTCTCAAATTATCGCTGGTGTTGCCTTGGTATCCGATGACTGATACAAAACCGTGGGTATTTACATTGTTATGGTCGGCAGCATTGGTCAACATACCTTGTTTGACTACACTGGCAGGTGTAGAAAGGGCGGAAGAGCCTTTCTTGATGAATAAACGGTCGCCCACCTCCAACGTTTTAACAATATTCCCCCACGTGGAAGTCTGTGTGGTTCCATCTGGCATTGTAGAAGATGAAGTACCGTCATAGGCGTCAGCCTCTGATAGACCAGTCGCTGAACCAGTTGCATCTCCGTAATAAAAATAATCAGTGTGTGCCATATCAGCCTCTATAGTTCACAAATACTTGTAATTTATCTTGCAAAGAACCAGCAGCACCCTCGATTAACTGAGGGTAGATGAAATCACCAGCATCCAAAGATGCACCAATTCCCAACGTAGTACCTATCTCTCCAGCAGAAAGTTCGATTAGACTGCCCACGTTTGAGGCATTTAGTTGGATAGTGGAGTCATTGGAGTTGATGTAACTCTCGTCCACTTTCTTAATGATCACCCTGACCAACTTCCCAGCAGGGATGGCGGTAGGGGATCGAACCGAAATCATATATGCTTCGCAGTCTCTTTCCATGGGCCTCATGAAGTCGGTATAAGAACCAGCACCTATTGAGGTACCTTGTCCATCAAGGTTGAAACCCGCCACATATTCTGTCAATCGGTCTGTTGGAGCAGTGTTCTGGTGGGTGCCGTCTGGGAAGGTGATACCAGCATCAGTTGAGATCCCAGAAGCAGCAACAAAAATAGGAGTAGATTTGACTAAAGTGGCACTGGCGAAGAACTGGGCAGCACTGGATCTGTAGACGGTGAAGTCTTGATGTGCCTTAACACCGTCAGGAAATCCCAGTTCAAAATATTTGGTTGAAGAAGAGGTATAAAAATCCATCCCGCCACCACCACCACCATCGAATCTTATAAAACCTGTAGATGCAATGCCATGCCACTCATTTCCTCTGATCTCTCCATCTACTGTGACTCCTCCGTCACAAGAAATTCCGTTGATATGAATGGTGGCGGTTGGATCAACGCTAAAGGTTCCCCCAGCAGCATCCAGACTCAATCCTGCTCCAGCAACATAGGCAGTAGCACCAACAGCAGCAGTGTTCTGGTGAGTGCCGTCTGGGAAGGTGATACCAGCATCGGCAGAAATGCCTGATCTGGCATGCAATTGGTTGGGCACATCGTTCACACGACCAGCACCCACAACCAAGAGTGTTCCTGTGTTTGCTTGGACCCTACCAACGCGACCAATATTCTGGATCAGATCGGTAGAACCAGATGGTCTAGCAGAGGTGACACCAC